TAAAAAAGTCTTTGATCGAGGCGTAGCAGCTTGGAGAACTGGCCACAGGCCTGGTACTACACCAGCACAATGGGGAATGGCCCGTGTCAATAGTTTTGCTACAGGTGGTAAGACTCGAACAACAGCTGATGCCGATCTATGGGCAGATCATTCAGGCAAGTAAATGAAAAAGTTTTCTACATTTGTTGAGACTCAACTCGAAGAAGGCATTAACGATCCTGCGATCTTTAAAGCTGTATTCCTTGCCGGCGGCCCAGGCTCCGGCAAGTCCTTTGTAGTTGGTAAGACTTCTCTTCCTGCGTTGGGAATGAAGTTGATCAATTCTGACGACGCGTTTGAAGCTGCTTTGAGTAAAGCAGGAATGGAGCCCACCGCAGATAATCTCATGTCGCCTGCTGGCCAAAAGCTTCGATCAAAAGCAAAAGCTCTTACCGGTATGAAAATGAAGAGAGCAATCGAAGGACGTCTAGGTTTGATTATTGATGGTACTGGTAAGGATTACGATAAAATTAAAACTCAAGTCGATAGCTTGAGAACACTTGGCTACGAAGTCAAAATGATTTTTGTCAATACAGACCTTGATACTGCAATTGCACGTAACCGCATGAGACCTCGTCAGTTACCAGACGACACCGTCGCTAATATGTGGAAAGAAGTACAAAAGAACATAGGTAAATTCCAAGGACTATTTCGCAATCGTTTGATTGTAGTCGATAACTCTCAAGGTAATGATATTGATAGAACGACATTAAAAGTCTATAAGCAAATTAAAAATTGGACAGAAACACCTACTAATAACTCAATTGCCACTCAGTGGATTGCAAAGCAAAAAGAGCTGAGAGGTATTAAAGAGGCAGAAGAGATGGACGAAAGAGTCTTTGGTGATGATGATTCAATACTTAAGACTATAATGCCAGACCTTTATCGCTGGCTTGACCGGACGGTGAATAAGCCAATATATAAGAAAGCGATTAGAACATTCTTAGATCTTCGCAAGAAAGATCCACACAACGCTGAAAGAAATTTAGTCAAAACGGCAAAGATTCATGACCTTGACGTAAGAGCGCTTGATAAAGTATTCAAAGACATGGTTAAAGCTGGTAAGATGCCCAAGCATCTTTTAAATTTTAGAGGATTCAGTTCAGAAGAGTACGGTGCTGGATTCGAAGGTACGCCAGAGGCTACAAAGAAATTAAAGAAGGATACACCGGGTGCTTAAGTTTAGTGATTTTCTTGCAGAAGGTCCGGGCAAAAAAAGCGAAACTTGGGAAGACGGTTTCGAAAGACGGGTTGTAAAAACGACTAAGCCTGAGCATAAAGAAAAAGGTTATGAGTGGCGTATCAAAGGTAAAGAACGCGACGAGATTTCAATTAAGCTATATAAAAACAAACCAGACTTTGCTGAATTTAAAAAACAAATGAAGCGAGTTGCAGGACACGAGTTCGGAGGATAACGTGCAAAAGTTTACTACATTTATTTCTGAGGGCATCAAACATGATCGCTATGAGCGAGCCCACGGGAAAAAAGCTAAGGGTAGTGGAATGTGGATGTTTACTACTAAAAGAACAGGTGAACCTACTGAAGACGAAGTATTCATGTCCGGACCAAATATGAACCTGGCGGCTGCCGGTAAAGAAGCAATGAAAGCGTTGAAGTCGAAAGAAGTTTATGTAATGGAATCAGTCGAGCAGATTGAAGAAGCGCCAAAAATTGGTAGGAAAGGAATGGTCCAAGGTAAAGATGGGGATTTCTATAAGGTTGAAATGATACCGTCTAATAGAAGCATTGAGTTTAAGATCACCAACGAATTCGGTGATTTTGAAACTATTTCTGTAGGCCAATTGGCAAAGAAATTTAGATGAAATCATTCGGTCAACATTCTGGACTGAAGACAGAATTTGGCATCTATGAAGGTGTCACAGTTCCACTCGAGCGTCCTATGATCGAATTCCAAGAAGAAAAAGATCCCGAGCTCAATTCTCCGAAAAGAAGCTCAGGTGATAAGAAATATGTAGTCTATGTTAAAGATCCAAAAACTGGAAACGTAAAAAAGATTGAGTTCGGCGACGAGAAAGGCGGACTAACCAGTAAGATTAATGACAAAGACGCTGCAAGAAATTTTGCAGCACGCCACAATTGTGACATGAAAAAAGATAAAATGAAAGCCGGATATTGGGCATGCAGATTACCTAAATATGCAAGTGAATTGGGGTTGAAGGGTGGTGGAAACTACTTTTGGTAAACCATACATCGATGAGGGTATAATTAGAACATTCAGCGTTCTTAAAGAAGACTCTCAATACGTTTGGCATAGAGACGGCGAAGATCGTTTAGTCGAAGTACTCAGCGGTAATGGTTGGCAATTTCAATGGGAAAATTGTTTACCATGGCTTTTAAAGCCGGGCATGGAATTTAAGATTAATGCTAATGAGTATCATAGAATAATTAAAGGTGTGGATGATCTTAAAATCAGAATCACCCCGATAAATAAATAAAACAAATAATTTTTTTACGGAGAAATAACATGTCTTTTAAAGATAAAGTAGATCAAATGGTCAGAGATATCTTAAACCAAGATCAACTCAATGAAGCACCAGGTAAGTACTCGCGCCGTGGAGACAAAGAAATGTATCAATGGGGTGATGTTAATCAAGCATTAATGGCTGTAGGTATGAGGCCTGCTCAAATCGCTGATGTTCTGACTAAGCTTTCAAAGAAAGAAGTAGGCATTAACGAAGCAAAGGTTGAGTGCCCTAAGTGTGAAGGTGAAGGCTGTGAGCATTGTGATGACACTGGTTATCATATGACAGAAGCTAAAGTAACAGGTTCTGATCTCATTCACAAAGTAGGTAAAGGCCCGGGCCAACTTGATATTACCAAATATCTTAAAAAAGAGCTTGGTATTAAGTCTAACGACATGAAAAACGCCATTTACTTTGATGATGCAGATCTTGTTCGCGGTGAAAAGACAGTCGTCAGAGACGCGCTCGTTAATAAGAAAATGACAGTTGACGATTTGCTTGCTGCCCTCAAAAAAGACATGGGCATGAAAGAAGGAATGGATCCTGTCGGTAAAGAAGACGATGATGTCGATAATGACGGTGATGTCGATGCTTCAGATAAGTATCTAAAGAAGCGCCGCAAAGCAATTTCTAAAGCGGTCAAAGGCCAAAAAGATGAAAGCTCTTGCGGTGGTGAAGTAAACGCTAGCAAGATGAAGAAAATGGCTAAAGACCTTCGGGCAAGTAAAAAGTACTAAGGAGTTTATTATGATTTTTAAGTGGATTAAAGAATGGTGGCGTCTTACTAAAGAGCCAATGATTGTCGAAAGAACACCTGAGCCAGAACCTGAACCAGAACCTAAGCCGGCTCCAAAAAAGCGGGCACCAAGGAAAAAGGCAGCGCCCAAAAGTAAGGCAGCTCCAAAGGGAAAGGCACCAACTAAGAGTAAAGCAAAAGCTTCACCAAAAACAACAAAGTAGTAAAACCCAAGTACTAAAAGGAGAATAACAATGGCACTATGGGCAAAAACGGATAATCTTGCAGGCGCACCTAAGTGGCTGGAAGATGATGCCAATAACACAAATAAGTCCAATGACATTGATAACGCTGTATTGGTCGACGTAGACGAAGCCCGAGTTGCATCTAACCGTGCAAAGGGCCTGAATACACCAGGATGGAATCTGTATCACACTTATACAGACCAGAACAACAACGTTCGCCACAAGGCAGAGCCACTTTGTGTATTCAAAGTTACTCCTGCTGAAGCTGGTGACTTAGGTGTTGGTGGTGTTACAGATGATTCTATCGTAGCAGACTAATCATAATTAGTTTTTCTTCATTATGAATTTGACAGAATCAACCTTTCTGCTATACGCTATGAAACATTATGATAATCCTCAGTGCACCGATATGGTGGAGTTCGAGGAAGATCTAAAAAGATTTCAGTATTTGCGTAAACTCTTTGGTCGCTATAGACACGAAGATGAGTTGAAGGAAAGGTTGATTCTGAATCATTTAATAGTATTATATAATGTGTTTGGACCGAATGCTACGAACATGTTATTCATGAAGCTCAAAGAATTTCATGAATATTTAAAACCATTTGTCGTGTATCTTAACTATATGCCGAACGTGGTTGTGTACGAAGACATTCAAATTGCTGCAGATAGTATTGTGTCTGATCAAAAGATTTTAGACACACTAATAAGGATCTAACATGGTTGTCGATTTATTTCTTGTCTTTCAGTTCATTCGAAAGCTGGTTACACCTTTTAATAAGTGGCCTGCTTATCAAGAAGGAGTGATTGACGACAAAGGAAATGTTTTGATCAAAAGGAAAGACCTTACGAAGAATTCTCAACGTAAGGCTTTTGGTGTTTTTGATCAAATGATCCTGAACATTAAAAAGCTCCTAGCTAAGGTGCCGGGCGGTTCGTCTCGCCTTGGAACTTATGCAGCAGCTCTTTGGTTGATTAAAGAAGAGCATCGTTTTACTCATGATGCTATTCTACAAGAAGGCGTAATGGAAGATGACTACTTTGAATTAGCCTCTGCGGAATTTTTAGACTGGTATACAGATTATATCACAGAAGCAGCAAAACTCGAAGTGGAAGAAGAACCTACGAATAGTGTAGGTAGTGGTAACATTGCGGGCATGGATGGCGATCATATGTCAAAAGCTGCGCAAAAGAAACACAAGAAAAGGACTTTAAAAACATTTAAGGCGTTAAAGGAAAAGGAATGAATCAGCAAAACAGAGAAAACGTTTTTGAACAACTTAAAGTAGACGAGGGTGTAGTGTATGAAATCTACGAAGATCACCTTGGATATGCTACTTTCGGAGTGGGCCACTTGGTACTCGAATCCGACCCAGAACATGGACAAGATGTTGGAACTCCAGTCTCTGAAGAAAGAGTACGAGAATGCTTTGAACGTGACCTTGACACCTCAATTGATGAGTGTGTTACTTTATACGGAGAAGCATGGGAAGGATTCCCCGGCGAAGTACAAGAGATTTTGGTCAACATGCTCTTCAACCTTGGACGACCTCGTTTAAGTAAATTTAAGAATTTTAATGCTAAAATACTTGAGCACGACTGGAAAGGTGCAGCACCAGAAGGACGTGATAGTATTTGGTATCGTCAGGTTGGCCCAAGAGCTGATCGCCTGATGCAAAGATTAGAAGCTTTATAAATAATTAGCTAGACTAAACCCAAAGGAGAAAATCATGTCTGTTGAAAAAATCGTTGCCGAGGCTGTTGCTGGCAATCCAGTACAAATGAAAGAAGCTTTTGAAGAAGAAATCTCTACTCGTGTTGCCATTGCTCTTGAAGAAAAAATGAAAGCAAAAATGAAGAAAGAGATGGACGACGAAGAAGAGGAAGATGAGGACGAGGAAGAGGCTGAAGCCGAAGACGAGTCTGATGACGACGAAGATGAAGACGAAGACGAGAAAGAAGAGTCTAAAAAGTCTAAGAAGTAATCCATCTTATCGTTATGTCTCATTTGAAGCAAAAGGTAATACAGGTCTTTAAGGCCATTTGGACGGGGTTTGTAACTATCGTTACTGCCCCGTTTAAAGTAATTGCCTGGATTTGGAAGTGGTGGACAACTAAGCCTACCTATAAGATTACTGTATCTTATGATTCTAAATTTGGCAATTCAGACGATGTCGTGTATGAAAATGTTCCAGCCATTACCAAACAAACTTGGAAAGAACTTAATTTTATCACGGCTGACAAAAAGGCTGTTAATTTTAAGGCAAATGCTGGCCTGAATTACCGTATTGAGGAAGAATAATGTATCAAATTTTCTTTGTAATTATAATTGCTTTAGGTGGTGCGGCAGGTTGGCTATATCAACAAAACCAAATCCTCGAAGCAAATAACACCATCTTAAAAGGTAATGTTGTACAGCTCGAAGGAGCAGTCGAACAACAAAAAGAAGCTATGGCTGCAATGAAAGAATCTTTCGAGCAACAGGCCGCAGCACTAAATAACCTACAACAACGCAACTCTGAGATTAATGCTGAGAAGGATCGCTATATGGCAATCTTTCAGCGTCATAATCTCGACAAGCTTGCGTTAATGAAGCCTGGTATGATTCAAACTCGAATGAATAATGGCACTAAGAAGATTTTTGAGGAGATTGAGAATGATAGCAAGAACATTGCTGCTCTTAACGACAGTCAGTCTAATTAGCGGTTGTTCAGTACTTGGTAAATGGGGCTTTGGTGCTGAACCAGAAAAGGTCATTCAAGTCGTAAGCAAACCTGTTGAGATTGAAATCATTCAACCTCAAATGCCACGTCCTCTTCAATTACAAAGCCCAACGTGGTATGTTGTATCCGAAGCACCAGTTGCTAATCCTTGCAAACAAGTTCCTCGACTCGACGAGAACGGTGAGCCACTTCTCAAAGAAGATGGTGAGCCTCAACTTCGTCGACCTAAAGCCTGCGCTCAAGAAGAGAAAGAAAATCCCAACCAACCAGAAGGCTACACATACTTCGATAAATTTATCGATGACATTAAAGTCGCGACAGGTGGCGACGTCCTCTTCGTGGCCTCAACTGTAAAAGACTATGAGCTCATGTCTGGTAATGTTCAAGAGCTTCGTAGGTACATACGTGAACTTGGAGAGGTGATCGTGTACTACCGAGAAGTTACGACTAAGAAAAAGCCAGAAGAAGAAGCTCCTCCCGCCGAAGAAAAATAGTTGACATTTACTAATAAACTGTTATATAATGGCTGCTTATAAATAAGGCTCCAAATAAATAGTTGGCATGACGAATTAATCGTGATGCTAACTTAGAGGAGCTAGACATGGCAGAGCCAGATATTAAAACTGACATCGCCCTCATTAAGAAAGACATCAAGCAAATTGAAGGCTTTTTTTCGCGTGTAGAAAGCAGTATGGAAACATTGGTTGATGTTTCTAAAATGGCAGCTGTCCAAGAAGAAGTCCTCAGGATCGCAGCAGAAAAGCTCGAAGATCTTGAGGATAGAATCGAAGTGCATCGTAAAGAAGATGAAGCTCGCGTGCTCGAAATGACTAAGAAGCTAGAGGCATATCGTGAATCCTCTCGCCAAGATCATAAGAGACTCGCTGAGCACAATGCAAAGAATCGCCTTAAGCATGACGAAATAATTTTAGAAAAAATGGAAACCTTAGCGCAAGATCTTACTAATCGACTAGATGACCACGGTCAACGGCTTCGATCTCTTGAAAATTGGAAGTACTACCTAATGGGCCTGGGTGGTGCTGTGGCGTTCTTGGGCCTTGAGCATTTTGCTAAAATTATCGGTTGACATTTCAACCTATCTGTGTTAGAATGGCATAACTTACAAACCTGAGCAACTTTATATTATGTTAGATTTCGTTGACATCCAGTATGCGCAGCACCTCGCCGCACGTCTTGAAAACTTTAAGATACGCTCGACAAATCCTTATAAAATCAACTTCCGTTGCCCTATCTGCGGTGACTCACAAAAGTCTCGATCAAAAGCCCGTGGATGGCTTCTCGAAAAAGATAATGCACTCTTTTATTATTGCCACAACTGTGGTGCAAGTCAATCATTCTCGTACTTCCTGAAGGGACAGGACCCTATGGCTTATAACCAATGGGTTGCTGAGAAGTTTATTAAGAAAGCGAATAGTGCTCCTACCGATACAGAAAGTATACTCGACAAGACACGATTCGAGGCACCTAAGTTTACTAAGAAAAATAATCCTTTAAAATCGATTAAAAAAGTTAGTCAACTGCAGTGGAATCACCCGGTTAAGAAATATATACAAGATAGGCAGATTCCTCCGAATCAGCACTATAGACTTTACTACGTAAACAAGTTCAAAGGATGGATTAATACAATCATCCCAAATAAATTCGAAAACGTAGGTAAAGACGAACCACGATTGGTGATACCATTTTTTGACAAAGACAAAAACGTCTTTGGTGTATCTGCCCGAGGCTTTGATCCAAATGGGATCCGCTACATCACTATTATGTTTGATGAGCGACCTAAGATCTTTGGCCTAGACACAGTTGATTTTAGTAGACAGTACTACGTGGTTGAAGGTGCTATCGATAGCTTTTTCGTACGTAACGCCGTTGCAATGGCAGGGGCGGAGGGCAACACGAGCGCCTTACAAAACGCTAAAGAAAAAGCTGTCTTTGTTTTTGATGCAGAACCTCGTAATAAAGAGATTCATAAACGCATGGAAAAAGTCATTGAACAAGGTTATAAAATTTGTATTTGGCCCAGTGATGTGCCGGGTAAAGACATCAATGAAATGGTACTGAATGGGTACAAAGACGTCGAAGGAACGATTAGGTCGAATACATATAGCGGGCTTGAAGCTAAACTTAAACTACAACAATGGAGAAGGACATAGATAATGAAAGCAAGGTTGATTAGTTATTCACAGCCTACGATTGCTACTAAGCAAGAAGGGCTCGAAAATGTACAAGATTTAGTAGCATTTTGTGCACGGGTTTCTAACCCATCTAATCAGTATAATACTGAGACCAGCGAAAAGCTCTTGAAGTATTTAGCAAAACATAAACATTGGTCGCCATTTGAAATGGCTTCAGCATGTTTTGAAATTGAAACTACTCGTGATATTGCACGTCAACTATTACGCCATCGTAGTTTTAGTTTCCAAGAATTCAGTCAAAGATATGCAGATCCGACTGAGGATCTGGAATTTGTAGTCCGTGAAGGTAGATTACAAGATTTGAAAAATAGACAAAACAGCATCGAGACAGACGATAAAGAGTTACGGAAAGATTGGCAACTTAAGCAAATGAGTATTATTCATGAAGCAAAGATTGCATATAAATGGGCAATCGAAAACGGAATTGCAAAAGAACAAGCACGAGCAGTTTTACCCGAAGGACTCACTGTGTCTCGTCTCTATGTAAACGGTACGATTCGTTCGTGGATTCATTACATTGAATTACGAAGTGGCAATGGTACACAAAAAGAACACATGAATCTTGCAAGAGCTTGTGCAGACGCGATTTGTCGTATCTTTCCTCTTGCAAAAGATTACGTAACAGAATAAGGAGCAAACATGGATCACCTCGGTATCCGCATCGATAATAAAAGAAATAAATTGCTTTCGGAACAATCGGCTAAGTTATTGAAAGATTATTATTGTCGTGATGATGAAAAGACTCCGCAGCAAGCATTTGCTCGAGCTGCTGTGGCTTATTCTTATGGTGATCTTGAGCTTGCACAGCGCATTTATGATTACGTTTCGAAAGGCTGGTTTATGTACGCGTCACCAGTCCTTTCTAATGCCCCTATCGAAGGCGAACCCGTAAAGGCATTGCCTATTTCGTGTTTTCTCACCTACGTTCCAGATTCACTGGATGGCCTGATCGATCACTCAGCAGAACTTCGCTGGTTGTCTGTGAAAGGCGGTGGGGTTGGAGGGCATTGGTCCGATGTTAGAGCAGTCAGCAAAAAGGCGCCTGGCCCGATGCCCTTCTTACATACTGTCGATGCTGACATGGTAGCTTATCGACAAGGTCGAACTCGTAAAGGTTCTTATGCTGCTTATATTGACGTTGATCATCCTGACATCGTCGAGTTCGTTAATATGCGTATTCCAACGGGTGACGTCAATCGTAAGAATTTGAACCTACATCACGCTGTAAATATTACCGATAAGTTTATGATGGCAGTTCAGGCTGGTGCGGATTGGGATTTGATTGATCCAGATGATAAGACTGTGCGTGATACAATGAAAGCTCGTAAGCTTTGGGAACATATTCTTGAGACTCGTTATCGTACCGGTGAGCCATACCTTAACTTTATTGATACGGCTAATCGTGCATTGCCACAATCTCAACAAGACATGGGCCTTAAGATTCGAGGATCGAACTTGTGTAACGAGATTCACCTCGTGACCAATGAAGAACGTACAGCGGTATGTTGTTTGTCATCTGTTAACCTTGAAATGTATGACTCTTGGAAAGACACGACAATGATCGAGGATCTCACTGTTTTCCTTGATAACGTATTGCAATTCTTTATTGATCATGCTGGTGATGAGATTTCTCGAGCTCGTTACTCTGCTCAGCAAGAAAGATCGTTGGGTCTTGGTGCAATGGGTCTACACTCGTATTTCCAAAAGCACATGATTCCTTTTGGTAGTGATGATGCCATTAAAGTCAACGAAGAAATTTTCTCTACGATTAAAGAGCGAGCTGTGAAGGCAACTCTCGAAATGGGTAAAAAGCGCGGCGAAGCACCAGACATGAAAGGTACTGGTCGGCGTAATGCTCACATGCTTGCGATTGCGCCTAACGCCAACTCGTCAATGATTGTAGATACTTCACCAAGTATTGAACCTTGGAAAGCAAACGCATTTACTTCTCGTACTCGTGTTGGTTCTCACCTCAATAAGAATCCTTACCTCGAAACTGAGCTTGAAAAGATTGGTCGTAATACTAATGAGATCTGGTCTTCTATTATTACGAATGGTGGATCGGTACAGCATTTAGATTTCTTAAGTGACCACGTAAAAGAAGTATTTAAGACTGCTATTGAGCTTGATCAATTGTGGCTTATACGTTTGGCAGGTGATCGTCAAAAGTATCTTTGCCAAGGTCAATCACTCAATGTATTCTTCCCTGCTGGCGCAAGTAAAGCGTATCTTCATCAGGTGCATTATCAGGCTTGGGCATTGGGTTGTAAGGGTCTATATTACTTGCGTACTGAAAGCTCGAATAAGGCTGAGAACGTTTCTGCTAAAGTCGAAAGAGAAAAGCTTGATAACGTAGTTAATATTGAAGCAATTAATTTTCAAAATGGTAAAGAAGAATCACAGGACGAATGTGTAGCATGTCAAGGCTGAGCCATTATTTTGCTTATGGCCAGACAAAAATGTTTCGGTTCTTTGCCGATACATTCTTTGCAAAGCGTTATGGTCACCGCGCCGTCGTACTTGAAACGATTGCCGGTGTACCAGGCATGGTTGCTGGTATGTGGATTCACCTCCGTAGTCTTCGTAAACTCAAGACTGGATATGGCCCACAAATACGTGAACTCTTAGCCGAAGCCGAGAATGAGCGTATGCATCTCATGTTCTTTATTGAGATTGCACAACCCAATTGGTTCGAGCGAGCTTTGATACTTGTCGCTCAACTTATTTTTTGGCATTACTATTTGTTATTCTATATCTTCTTCCCAAAGACTGCCCATTTGATGGTGCACTATTTTGAAGAAGAAGCAGTACGTAGTTATGAAAGCTATTTGAACATGATAGCGCATGGTGATATACCTAATACTCCCGCACCGCAATTAGCGATTGATTACTATGATCTTAAACCTGATGCAAAACTTTATGATATGGTGTACAGGGTACAGCAAGACGAAAAACACCACTCTCAAACAAATCATAAATTATCTTTATAAGAGGAATCCATGAACGTATTAATTTACTCAAAATCGAATTGTCCGTTTTGCGAAAAAGCAAAAGCTTGGTTCAGACAACATGATTATACATTTACTGAAATCAAGCTTGATGACGAAGAGCAGCGAATGTCATTCTATCAAAAGTATCCTAACGTAAGATCTGTACCTCAGATTTTTATTGACGACAAGCACATTGGAACTTATAACGATCTCATGTCGATTGCAGACACACTGATTAAAAAGTCTTCCGGTGGATTGCTTGAGTTTTCAGAAACTTATAAGCCGTTCCATTATCCGTGGGCAATCGAGATTACGACTCGACACGAGAAAGCACATTGGATCGAGGATGAACTTGATTTATCAGAAGACGTGTCAGATTGGAAAGGTGGTAAGATTACACCTACAGAAAAAGAATACATTACTAATATCCTACGTTTGTTTACTCAGTCAGACGTAGCTGTTGGCCAAAACTATT